CAGAAACTAGACCTCGTACTTCATTAATCTATATAGTTCATCAAGCCGACTTAATGGCTGCAAGAATTGAATTCGAAAGAGAATGGTTACCTAAATTATTAGGTCCTAAATCAGAAAATAAATCAAATTTTAATTTAAAAAAAGAAGATAAAAAGACACCAGTTAAATCTAAAGCGCTAAGTAGTGTTAAAAGTGAAGGTTTAAAAAACGTGATGTCTAATTTCTTCGACGAATAAAAATGATATTAATAATATTAAGTGTATTGGTTGTGATCCTAGGGTTCACGACCTTTAACCTTCTAATGAAAAATGAACAAGCAGAAGATATAATTTTATCTCAAGATACATTTATATCTAAATTTATGGATACAGTTAATAAAGCTGACGCCAAATTAAAACAAATCGATCATAAAGGTTCATTTGAAGCCGATGATGAAATTGGATTCTTTTTTAAAGAAGTTAAACACCTACAAGCAACATTAAATGAGTTCAATAATAAACGCTAGTAATTTACCTAAGAACCCAAGTTCTACTAGGTATTTTACTCAAGATACAGAAGATGCTATTGTTGCTTATAATAAGTCTTTAGACTTTGATGAACGTGATAAGATTTATAATAGAAGAATCCATTATGCTTTCTTTAAGCTAACAGAGAATATTATACATACATTTAAATTTTATTATACCGAGGTAGATAATATTGAAGATTTACAACATGAAATTATAACATTTCTATTAAGTAAAATTCATTTATTTGATCCAAGTAAAGGTGCTAAAGCATATTCTTACTTTGGTACTATTGTAAAACGATATTTAATTATATCTAATACTAAAAATTATAAAAAACGTATTGATAAGGCACCAATTGAGGATTTAGAACAAGACGAAAAACATTCGTATGAAATCGATGATATCCCACCTAATGAACGTTTAAATGAGTTCTTAACACTATATACTGAATACTGTTCTAATAACTTAAAAACGTTATTTCCTAAAGATAGTGATGCTAAAATAGCTGATGCGATTCTTGAGTTATTTCGCAAACGTGAGGTGTTAGATATATTTAATAAAAAAGCACTTTATATATACATCCGTGAAATAATTGATGTAAAAACACCTAAAATTACTAAAATAGCTAATAGATTAGGCGATATATTTAAAGAACATTATCTATTCTATATCGAAAACGGATATACAAATTTCTAAGTATCATATTTATAAATAAAAATCATGAGTAATTTAGAATCAGTTGTTTTTGGAAACAAGAAATTCTCTGATATCTTAAGCGAGATATACGATAATCAAAAGAAAAAAGAAAAACAAATATCAACATTAATCGGTGAATTAAAGCCATTAATTAATGATATTGGTGATGCTACATTAATTGTACCTTTAATTAAAGAATACTTAGAAATAAGTGTTAAAAATGATGAACAATTAATTAAAATGGCAACTATTATACAACGTGCATTATCCAATTCAGCTGAAGCAGGTAATGGATTTGATTTATCAGATGAAGAAAAAACACAACTATTAGCTGAAATAGATAAAATAAGTAAAGATGCCTAATAATGTATCATTTGGATTTGGTTCTCTATTTAATGGAATAAATGTAACTAATAAAAATTTTACTTCTAACATAGCAACCGCTTTAAATAATTTAATTATTGCAGTTCGTGTTAAAAGTATAATATTAGATAACTCCCACCCACGTTTTCAAGAAGTAGGAGGATGGAATGGAATAGGTACTATTGAATATGATTTAGTTTCAACCCCTAACTTATTTCCTAATAATATATGGCCATTAGCTAAACCTGTATCTTCTAATACTAAAGCATTACCTTTAGTAAATGAAATTGTTTATCTTATATCATTACCTAATACAGGAATAGGTGAAACAACAACAAGTAAAATAGCTTACTATATTAATACGGTAAGTATATGGAATCATCCCCATCATAATGGATACCCAGTCAATTCAAATATCCCTCCTCCATCTCAACAAAAAGATTATGATCAATCAACATTAGGTAGTGTTAGACGAGTGACAGATCAATCAACAGAAATATTTTTAGGTAATACATTTAAAGAACGTTCAAATATCCATCCTTTATTACCTTTTGAAGGTGATATAATACAAGAAGGAAGATGGGGCAATAGTATTCGTTTTGGTTCAACAGTTAAAACTAAAGAATTACCATCAATAGGTTTAAATAATTGGTCTCAAGGTCCAAGTACATCTGGAGATCCTATTACTATTATTAGAAATGGACAATCAATAAAAGCAAATAATGAAGGTTGGATACCTATAACTGAAGACATTAATAATGATTTAACTTCTATTTATTTAACTAGTACACAAACTATACCATTAAACGCATCTAGTGTTAGTTATTTTAGTTATCCTAGTAATCCACCTCAAGATATAAATAAGTTTAATGGTCCTCAATTAATATATAATTCAGGACGTATAGTATTAAATACAAATCAAGATCATTTACTTTTAAGTTCTATTAAATCAATAAATTTAAATGCTATAGAATCAGTTAATATTGATACTCCTACAACTATAATCCAATCTAGTAAAGTATTATTAGGTTCTAAAAATGCTACTGAACCTATTTTATTAGGAAATAGTACAATTTCTACTTTAAATAATTTAATTGATAATTTAGGAGCATTTTTACAAATTTGTTCTACTGTAGTTTCAACAGCTCCAGGAACACCAATTGTCCCTTTAAATCTTGCCGCAAATCAACTTTCAATCCAACTAAAAGTAATTCAGGGTAATCTTGAAAAATTAAAATCTAACACTGTTAAAACTGTATAATGGATAAGCAAATACTTATAAAAGCAGTTAGGATAAGAGGTGATAGGATTCCTAAAGTTCAAGGTGGACGTGATGGAATATTAGAGGTATATAAAATAGGTAAAGATATAGCATTAGTCGTTTTAGCATTGGATAATACTCTTTATCCAGGTTTTACCAGAATTAGATATCCTAATGGTACTTTAGAAGATCTTAATACTTTAATAAGTAGATATCTTAGTTCTTCTGAAGCTAGTGATTTTAGAATAATACAAAGTAATTTTAAAGTAATACAAGATCCTTTTAATCCTAGTGTTACCCCTTTTCAAAACGTTCCTCCATCACCTCCTCCAGTAGAACCAAAACCTACACCAGAAAAAGTAGAGGAAAAACGTTTACAAACAGCATCAGACGACCAAGTTGTATTAGATCAACAAGATGCTGAAACTATTGATGCTAAACAAATAGAAAACGCTACTCCCGCTGATTTAAAAGCAATGGGTATTGCTAAATTACCTTTATTATTATTAGTGATAGGTAACCAAGTTAAAAAAATTATCAACCCAGCATTAAGAAATCTAATAGATACTTATATAAAAAAATTTTTAGACGCTAATGCATGTCCTGATGAAGCTACTATAGAAAAAATAATTCGAATACGAAATTTAATAGTTAGTCAATTAAATAAAATAGGTAAAATAATAAACATTATTACTATATCATTAACAGGAGTAGCAACTTTTTTAAGTTTATTACAAGGTGCTATAAAAGCAATTGATATAGCTAAGATAGCAGCGAAAGCAGCAGCTTTAGCATTTCCACCATTAGCTCCTGCTTTACCTGGTCTTTTAGCTACTTTAAATAATGCTAAAACAACAACAATTTTAGACCCAACTACAGGTAATTCAAGATTACAAAAATATATATCTATAATAGGTGGAGCTGCTTTAGTAGCTTCTATTATTGGTGGTTTTATATTAATAGCGGTAACATTATTAAATTCAATTGATGCTTTTATACAAAAGTGTTCACCATCTATACCAAATCAAAATACACCAAATACAAATAATAAACTTATCCCAATATCTAAAGAAATACAAGATATAGCTGAATTGCAAGCTAAATCAACTCAAGCACAAAATGACACAACTTATAAAGGCTTTAATATTATAATCGAAGAAGTACCATATACTCCTACAGTAATTCGTAGACGAGCATTAGGTCAAAATCAAGACGGTATTACATTAATTCAAACCGAATTATCATTTACAACTGATGATCAAACATTAATTAATGAATTAAAACTAATAATTGATAGAGATAATTTAGAAGCTTATTAACTTAATATTTATAACACGATGAAATCAGAAGAATTTAAAAAAATCATTAAAGAAGCCGTTCGTGAAGTATTCGTTGAAGAAATGAAAGAAATACTTTTAGAAGCGGTTAAATCACCTAAAGGTACACCTGTTGGTGTAGGTGGTTATGGAACTGTTACAGAATCAGTACAACCAACTAATTCTAAACCATTAGATCCAAACGCTAGAAAAGCAGTTATGGCTAATATTTTAGGAGATATGGCGGCTGGTAAAACAATTACAACCGAAGCTCTTACAGCTAATACATTTGTACCTAGAGGAGGAGATGCTATTAATGGATCTTTACCTGATGGTAATGTTGGATTAGATCAAATTATGGGCTTATTAAATAAATAATAATGGCATTTGGTGCGCAAAAAATATTTCCTATTGATACTAAACCCGGTACAGCCGTAGGTATTAGTTTAAATTTTAATAATCCTGGAGTATTTCAGTCCACATATTTGACTAAAGATGCTATTAAAAACAATTTAATTAATTATTTTTTAACTAATAATAATGAACGTTATTTAAGTCCAAATTTTGGTGGTAATTTAAGACAATATTTATTTGAACAAATAAATTCAAATACTACAGATTTTTTAAAAGATGATATTCAAACTCAAATAAATTTATATTTTCCTAGTGTTATAGTAGTATCATTAGATATAGTAGAATATACAGATATAAATCAAATAGTAGTAACATTAAAATACACAATAGCAGACACTAATATAAGTGATCAATTAGATATAGCATTCAATTAATGGCAACAATTAAAGATATAAAATACTTAAATAAAGATTTTACAGAGTTAAGGTCTAGTTTAGTTAACTACGCTAAAACGTATTTTCCAACTACGTATAACGATTTTACACCAGCATCACCAGGTATGATGTTTATGGAAATGGCAGCTTATGTAGGTGACGTTTTGTCATTCTATTTAGATAATCAATTCCAAGAAACATATTTACAATATGCTCGTCAAACAAATAACTTATACGAGTTAGCTTATATGTTTGGTTATAAACCAAATGTAACCGGTGTAGCATTAGTAGATGTTGATTTTTACCAACAAGTACCTTCTAAATTATCAGGAGCATCTTATGTACCTGATTTCAATTATGCTTTATATATTGAACCTAATGCGCAAATGGCATCAACAACAAACTCAGCTATATCATTTTTAGTTGAAGATCCTATTGACTTTTCAGTTTCAAGTTCAAGTGATCCAACTGAAGTAACTATATATCAA